GCTCGTAAAGAACATCACCCATATTGTCCGTAAGTGACGCAGCATCACGAATAGCTTCCGTAAATGGGGCTCTATGGTCTCTAACTACATCGTCAAAATCTTCATATTTGCTGGCTGCTTTATGCAGCTCTCTCTCAATGTCCATATAATGCTGTTGCATATAAGGATTATGCTGAGGCTGCATCCCTTGTTGAGCGTCTTGATTAGGCTGACTCATGTCACTGTTATTTGCTCCTGCAACCTGCCTTTCAAGCATAGCTATCCTGTCTCTCATTTCAGAAGTTACTCGGTTATGTTGCTTCTTTAATTGACCAATTCGCTTTTTAACGCCTTTGGGCAATTCCTCTTCATCATTTTCAGGCTGAACAACATCTTCTGCTTGTTCGACTGGTTCGCTTCCAACGTCACCAACAATATTTTCAATTTCTTCGTTCATACAATCTCCACCGGCATAATTCTTGCCGTTTTAGTTTACGGTTAACTAATAGAACCCAGCGGCTTTGGGATTTGCCGCGGAACCCAGTAAGTTAGAGTCATTACGAGACTTACACTAAATATCAAAATCATAACATTAATTATACAATTAACACTTTTTAAAAGCAAGTTATTTGTGCAAATCTTTTAATATTGAAGCTATTTTAGCAGTAAAATCCATATCTGCTTTTTGTAATTCTGTTTCTCTCCTATGAGAGGAATCCGATAACTTATCTTGTAGCTCTTTAGCTTCCATAGCCAATTTCACCTTTTCGAGCTCATGCTTTTCTTGCCTAATCCTTAACTCTTCCGCTCTTTCTTCCAATTGCTTTTGAGCCATCATTTGTTGCATTTGCATCATTTGTTGAGAAGGGTCTGGTTGCTCTGGTGGTGGCTCCATCCCTTTTTCTTCTGCTAATATTTTAGGAGGAACCAATAGCTCAAGACGCTTAACTAATCTCTGCTGGTCTTCGATATCTAAATTTTTCGCTATCAAATCAGCAACTAAAGGCAATATTTTATCAGGTGCTAATTGTGCTAATTTAATAAACATTTCTAACGATTGTGCTTTCTGAATAGCAAATGAAGGGCCTGTACTAATTTCAATATCATAATCACCTTTAAGAACAGGATTCTCTATAGACCCGTCAGGCATTTTTTTATTTATAAAGACGTTCCGACTTTCACCGGCAGCGTTTGATAATATTACTGTCCTCTCATCTCCATAAACAACAGGTAACAGATCAAGAACAATTTTACCACCTTGTGCTATTGCCTGATTTAAATTGTCAAAAAATATAACAGCGGATAAATTTCCTTGAGTGGCTCTATTCTGTATTGCTACACCAGATAGCTCCCCACCAGCTTTACCTAAATTTGCCTCATAAAAGCCTAATATCTCTTTAATATCTTGCGATGCCCTCATAACTTGTTGCGTTAATGTTTGAGGTATTTCTGATGAGGGTAGCTTTTGTGGGATGAATCCTTTTTTATCTGGATTAAATTTAAGAGCCCCTTGTTGTATTTCAGGATTACGCCATTGAAATTCATTACCAATAATGTTTTCGCTAGTAACAAGCCATTGTTCACGCCTTCTATTTTTCATCTCTGTTGCTATTTCTGAAACAGCGTAGTTAAGGAACTTTTGGGTATCTCTAGCGTCAGAAATGAAAGATTTAACGTATTCTTTGCCATCTAAAAATGATTGTCTCCCTGGGGCAAATACAATAGGCAAATACTTAGATTCCCACTCAGCAAAATCGATTATCTGATTCTTTATCATCCTATAATGGATAATCCTATAATCTTCGCTCTTACGCTCTCTAATTATTTTAGGCATAGATCGCATAATTATCCTGCCAGATGGCGTATTTTTACCAGTTATTTTTGATATTTTATTAGATTCTTCCTTTATTTTCTCCCATTCAAACTCATCTACCTCTCTATGGTCATCCAATTCATAAAGCATCTTACTAAACCATTCTTTTTGAAAGAAATCGCATATAACAACCATATCTTTTGATTTAAACATACGATTGTTTAAGATTTGAGGTGACGCATAAGAAGTCGGATTTTGTATCCACGGATAAGTAGCCTTAAACTCTTCGAGAGACATCGTTAATAACCTGCCACAATAGTTTCCGTCCCCTTTATGCGGATCTTTAGCTATTGGGTCAAAAAATACTGATGTTGGGTCTTGAATGGAGTCATATCTAATGACACGTCTAAAGCTATTGGGTGACTCATAATCAACGTAAACCTGAAAAGCACCATAACTAAATTGCATTTGATTTGCAAAACATTGCTGATACACTGTTTTTGCTGTTGAGTGGTAAGAGATAGAACGAACTAAATCAGTCCTTAAACTAATTTCTTCTTGCGATGCGATCCCATTTAATGACCTGACCATTAATTCTGGGTTCATTTCACGTTGTTCGCTTATTAATTTATTTACAGTATCTGCAAGTCTATTTGATGTTAAACATACTTTGAAAGTTCGTGTAAACTCAGCTCTTTCGTTTGCTTCCCATTGGTCTTGAGATAAAAATCTGCTATCCCTTCTTCCTGCTGTTATATTGTCTCTATAGTAACCATTCCACTCATTTAATGCTTTATTAGAAGTATCAATAACTTTTGACTCATCAACGCCATATTTTTCTAACTCATCATTAAACTTTTTTGTTATTGATTCTATCTCTTCCATGGATAACTGATTGTCGTCTAATTTGTACGGCATTTAATATAATCTCCAATATTGTTCATAATTATATCAATTACTATTTAGCAATACAAATATTGTTTATCCATTCCATTGAAATACTAGATTATTCATAGGTTGCTCTTTAGAAAGAGCCTTAGAAGATTTTATGTGGTTAGCTGCAAATTTTAACGAGATATATTGTAATGCATCATGAACATGGCTTGAAAATGTCTTATCTGGCTCATTCCTGTATCTTTCTTCACCAGATACCTTAAGACGTTTGTAATTGTAATCTTTTATGAATCCTTTCCTCAAAACAGGGCACCCATTCCTAGATATTAAAAAGCTTGGCTTCCCGTCAACCATTCTATTAAGGAAGAATTTAACCGCATTAAGCCTAGATTCCAAATCATTAGTATCCGCGGCATACACGTCTAGCCCAAGATCACGCATAACGCCTATGCAAGTTAATTCATCAAATGCTTGATTTCTTCCTTCTCCTGCTGGGTCAGCTTCAACAGAATTAATAACAAAGCCAGGAAAATCTATTTCTATCCCTGGCAATAATACATTCTCTGTAAAAGTATTAATACTCATACCTTCAGATGTGTACTCTTTCAATACTAATAATTGACCTCTGCCTGTAAATTGAACTACGACAGAAGCCGGAGTAAGGCCAAAGTCTTGCCCAATATATAAAGGTAATCCTTGTATAGGCTGTAAATCATCACAGCAATGCAAATCGTCGTTATATTCAGGATAAACAATCTTGCCAGTACCAACACTACCATATTCCCCCAGACAAAATACCTTAACAAAATCTTTCGTTTGCCCTTGGGCTAATCTTTCATAGTATCCTTCTGGCAAATGATCGATATTATCAGCTTCAGGATTAGTATGATATTCATCATTTTCGCTATCATAAATCAACCCAGGAGGCTGCTTAAAGATTTTATACCCTTCTACACAATCAACTTCGAATGCTTTATATATCCAATGGTCATTATCAGGAGGATTAGTATCCGCGACAATTCCGCTCCAATAATCCTCTTTGCAAAAGGCTTTGCTAGGGTAACGACCAACTCTTCCTTTAAAATGAGACAATGCCCCTTGAGGCACCTCTGACAACTCATTTATGTAGCATCCCGTAACCTCTAGAGACCTTACTTTCCGCAAATCATCTTCTCTATCCAAAGCAAGAAATATAAGCTCAATCTCAACTCTTCCTGTGCCGTCATTGAATGCATGCTCGTATGTCATGATTGGTTTTTGCCGTTTGTTTATATCGCCTAAATCACCAAACCAGCTCAACCAAGTCTGTAATGTTGTTGATTGCAATTCTCCGCTTGTATTGCGAACAATAGCCCATTTCGATCTCCTAGTCCCATTTTTCCATCTAGGCATTTGAATAGTTCGTAATATAGGCTCAAATACGCTCATGGTTGACTTACCAGAACCATACGCGCCCATTACAAGCCTTACAAAACTATCATCCTGATGAAATAAATCGCCAGTACTATTAGGAATGTATATTTTATTGCCATTAACATTATTTACTTCCACTTTATTATCTTTTAAAAAGATATGCTGAACCTTAGATTTTTCAATCCTAGATTCAATCTCCTTAATCCTTTTTTCTAAACTTCTAAGCATGTTTGCTAGTATCAAATCTTACATATTTACTCCCATATTTCCTTGTCTCATTTTTATGGCACATCCCATTTTCTTCAATTATTTCTTTTTGCATCTTAACTAGATCAGAAAAGCTAGCCACTTTTATCATCCTTTTTACTGCCTTAGACATCCCGTTCTTTTTCACTGTCATATCCTTATTTATCTTTAAGCCGTCTACGTTTTGGAATATTTTTAGAAATATCTTTTTTAGGAGATACTTTTTTACCTTTTAACTCTTTCTTAATTGCGCGTATTTCTTTCATTTCTTCCTTCTCATGCTTTCCTAATGACTTTTCACGCATCATACCTTTCATAATTAATCCCTATTTATTTAAATTCTTTAATGTCCTAGCAAGAACAGCTCTTTTTTTAAGCGTTTGGTTCTTGCTATGCTCTGCTTTTTCTAGCTTAGATTCTGGAATCTTCTTCCCTTTCTTCACTTTTAATGACTCCCGCAAAGCCCCAGGCTTTTTGATCGCATCCTTTATCCATTCTCCATTCTTGTCCGCCATATAACATATCCTTATCAAAATAATCATTAACTATTCTATCAACGAGTTTAAATACATTTTCCATTAAAAATCACCAGATTTACCTATTTTTCCTTCCAAAGACTCTACTTTCTCTAATCAACGTGTCATTACTGAAGGATCAACTGCAGAAAAATAATCCCTCATTGTTCTTTCTAAAATCCATGCAGTCCCTTGCCATTTATCCTTTCCTGACCTTATATCCATAAGC